AAGTAGAGCCTGATCCTAAAAACGAGTCTAAAACAATATCCTCTTGTTTTGTAGAGTTATTTATAAGATAGCTTATAAGTTTAACAGGCTTCATAGTAGGATGTAATTTAGATGAAGTTGGCCTTTCAAAGTTTAAAATAGTTGTTTGTTTTCGATCAGAGTACCAAGTATGAGATGCACCCTCTTTCCATCCATATAAGCAAGGTTCATGTTGCCATTGATAATCCTGTCGGCCCATGACCATAGTATTTTTAGACCATATAAGAGTTTGCCTTAGTTTTAAGTTTGCATCGTTTACTGCTAATCTAAATATCAATCCTTCACTATCAGAATGCCATATGTAAAAAGATCCACCAAGTTTTAAGTAATCAGTGGCATGGGTAAAAGCATTTTTTAAAAACTCTTGGAACTGATCATCGTTTTGTTTATCGTTCTGTATAGTAAGAGCATCTTTAGTTTTACCCACATATGCCACGTTATAGGGAGGATCGGTTAAATATAGATCTGCCTTTCTAACTCCTAAAAGGTTTTGATAAGTTTGAGGAAGAGTACTATCGCCACAAATTATTCTATGATTGCCAAGTTGCCAAATATCGCCAGGTTTTGTAATAGGTTCTTCAGGTGTTTCAGGAATTTCATCATCGTCAGCGTTTCCTTGTTTTTCCTGGAATAACAACTCATCTATCTCAGGTTTATTCATCCCTGTAAGTTCTAAATTAAAGTCTTTCATTTCTAATTCTTTTATCTCTAGGGCTAACAGCTCATCATCCCATTCAGCTTCTTCATTTGTACGATTATCGGCTATTCTATATGCGTTTATTTGTTCTTGAGTAAGGTTGTTTATTTTTGTAATTGGAACAGTAGTGTAGCCTAATTTCCTTGAGGCTTGATACCTTGTGTGACCCACAACGATAGTATTATTAGCATCTACTACAATTGGTTGTCTAAAACCAAATTGTTTAAGAGATTGGGCCACTTTTTCTATTGCTTTTGGTGTAAGTTTACGTGGATTGTTTGAGTAAGGTTTTAATAGATTGATATCTATATTTTCTACTATCATAAAGTAATCTTTTTCATATCAATTATAGTTCCAATAGGAAAGATATTTCTATCACTAAATTGTTGTTCTGTTTCATCGTAAGATCCAAATGTCCATAAAAATTTTTTAGTTTTTTTAAATACATATGCGTTTGTAACTACACTAGAACAAGTCATAGACTCAAAGGTTTTACTATCAGCCCAACCACTATCTCCTGTAGGGTCAACCCAAGTTATCTCGTAAAAATAGTATTTTTTTTTATCTATTTCTATAAGCCTAAATTTAGATTTCTTCTTCCACTTCTTCAATTTCATTTTTTAATTTACCTTTACCTTCGCAATCATCACACCTCGCATGAACTTCTTCTTTTACTAAAGCATAATCGACTCTAAAAAAGCCTGTGCCTTTGCAAGTTGGACATTTTATATAGGGATCTCTGGTACATCCTTCCATTTGTGTTTCCTGTATTTTTTTCCATTTCTAATAATAATTTGCTCGTGTCCCCATTCGCTTAATACCTTATAACCTTTATCCCCATCCTTTGCTGAACCTATAATATTAGTTTTATTATTTAGATTGTTATTTAGTAATGCACTCGAGGTGGTTTTGTACTGGTCAGGTGTCAAATCGTACTGCTGAAATTTATCGTAATTTACTATCGAAATGATAGAAACAGATTTATAAGGGTGGTTATGATCAGGTTTTGTAGTGGCTACTCTTACGTCTATCATTTTCTTACGTTTCAACCTTAAGATGAAAGACCTCATAGATGAATAAGCCATCTTCCATATTTTAGCATTTTTTCTAATTGGAAAAATTAACTCTCCACGTTTTACATATACAGGATTTTCCATAAACTTTAGCTCTTTATCTTTGTGACTCGCATTTGATACCATGTACAACCAAACTCCTCGTTCAATATGGTTTTTAAAGGCTGGATGATTCCAAATAGATCTGAATGCTAAAAAATATCCTGATCTATAACTCATTTAAATTGATCCTCGTTTGGTGTGTTGTTTGCAAGATCACCTAAAAAATCTTCCATCTTTTGTTTTTCAATTAAAGCTTTTTTAACTTTTTTAAGTAATTCTTTTTCAGTTCCGAACTTGTGTTCAAATTGAGCCTTACCTAAATGGATTGATACTTTGCCAAGTCTATGATGGTTTGGACATAAAGGTATTACATCATAGTTAGAGCTTCTTAAACCTAACCCTGTGTGCCTTCTTGGATGATGGAGTTCTGCTGGTTGGCCACAACATATGCAACCAATCGAGGCAACTCTGCTCATGTAGTCTCGTTCAGATTTGGTTTTGTATTTTGCCATAGTTTACCTTGAGTCGGATTATCTTCCTTATAAGGCTTCCAATCAAAATCTACCAGCTTATATTTTTGTTTTGGATTAAATTTAGATTGTATTATGGTCTCAGTATATTGCTTGGCCTTTTTTAGATT